AATTCTTGCTAGAAGACTTAAGGTGTTGTACCCATACCGAGTGTCAAAGACATACCAGTCATTGAATTCAGTCACAGGATCATAAGGATTGTCAACAGTTGTTAGCATGTGTTTAGCCATCACTAATCCTTAATGTTAGTCTTCAATGTAGTAACACTAACACCTAAGGCGTCAGCAACTTCTGCTTGGGTATACCCAGAGGCAAGCATCTGATTAGCACGAGCCTTCTTTGTAGAAGTCATAAGAACTTGTTCTTTAGGTGTAGCTAATTGCTTAACACGTTCTAGATTAGAGTTGTTTAGAATCTGTGTTAGTTGATTGTTACTTAAAGCACCAGCCTGAATGGCTTCCCATTCACGATCCTCTATGTAGATGTCTAACTTAGCGGCCCCTGTTTTATTACGGGCTTCTGCTAATGATTGTGCAGTAAGCTTCTTAATTTCTTCTTGTGTCATGTTAGGATTAGCTTGCTTCTTTGCGGTTACGGTGGTATTGGAGATCAACTGGGCTTGTCTTTCCAAAGGGGCATTGCTTTGGGCAAGATTCAATTTAGATTTCAAGGTAGCTGCCTCTTCTTGATACGTAGTCCTAGCTGAATTATTAACAGGGTTTGGCTTAGTGTTTACCATAGCAAGGCGGGCTTCATTTGCCAGGGCCTTAAGTTTGTTCGAATGGGTAGCATACAGGGTCTCTACAACAGTGCCATCATCAGAGACTAATGCAAATGCATCGGGAGTTTCTGCTAACTTTGTAGACTTACGTTTCTTCGTAATCAACTCACCTTTAGCATTGGTGTATGTTTCTACCCTAGTAGGAGAATACTGTTTCTCTCCAGTACGGGGGTTAATTGGACCTCCGCCTTCAGCTACCCTAGCAGGCTTGTAATCTGGTACCCTAATCTCTGAACCAGCTCGAGAAAGTAACGTTGCTGCACCACCAGCCGTCTTTCCTTCTCCCTTTCCTTGATACTTCTTTCTCAAAGCAGGAATGCCATTATCAATAGCTGATTGCTTATAATTCAACTTGTGTTTTTCGGCATCAATTACAACCATCGAATGGCGAACAGCTTGCGCAATTTCATCAAGAGATGCGCCCTTAATGGTCATGTCAGTAACAAGATTAGAAATCTTCCCCATCTCCATTTGTGTGCCACTGGGGGTCATTCTTACCATTCCAGGGTAGTCTGGATACTGAGCTTTCGGGTCAAAGCCCTTCAGTTTTTCAAGAGTGGGGGCTGTTTTTACAAGCTTCCCTGCTGTTTGAGGAATAACAATTACAGTATCGCCATCGAAATCTGCACCTGATAGTTTCTCAGCAACTTTGCTATTAATTCCGACAGCATCTTTAGCTCGACCAATTGCTTGCTTTGCAGCGCGATGATTATTGTTCACAACAAGTTCAGGAATCTCAAAGATACCGCCATGCGGATGTCTGATTAGAACTACCGTCTCGCCATTCCTGTAGTTAGGGGCATAAATTTCAGTTTCCTTCATGTTAGTGATAGGTAGAATCACATGATGCGCACTACGTTTCGAAATCGCAGCAGCCTCAAGATGTACGGCGGATGAGTCTACACTATCTGAATACGTTTCCAACAATTTCTTTCGAACTGTGGGGTTTGTCAAAGCCATGATCTCATCAAATTCTTTACGCTTGTTTTCATATGTGAGATCGAGTTGCGTTTTAATCAATACAGGATGTTGTTTGGACAACATTTGGGATGAAATAGACTTAGACCATTCTTGCCAATCGCCTTCTTCATTCACAATATTCATTGCTGAAGTAAGTTTATCGTTACCATCTTTATCTTTTACAATTATTTGCCGTTTAAGTGAAGCTCCGAAAGGATTCTTTTCATCTATGTTGCCATCGGTGTCCCGCTCCATTTCTTTAAGAACTTTCATCTTAGGAAATGATTTATCCTTGTTAGTGTTGAACAAGAGATCTACACCATCTGGGAGATCATCCTTGTAAACAGCCATGCCCTTGAGATAGTGCGTACCATCAACAGCAATTCTAACTTGGGCATACCTTGACTGACCTAGAGACAAGTCGTCTTTACCAGGCCTGACATAGATAACACCATCTTCTTTAGATCCGCCATCTTCAGCATAACGAATCCCAACCCGCTTCGAGTCGATAGACATTGGTTTCATCGGAACGAAGTAACTCCGACCTCCATCAGGTGAATATGGGGAGATCGATTGAATCTTATTAGGATTCTTAAAGACATCTGAGTATTGGCTGTCTGGACTCCCAAGCACCTTTACCGTGGTGTACTTACCAGGACCGGTTGGCGTCTTCACATAATGAACCTTGTAGCCTTCAGACTTGCACATTGCAACAGCAGTCTTTAACTTATCGTTGCTAATACCTAGGCCGTTCTCCACGCCTCGCCCGATGTCAATATACTCTTTCTCAGCGACCTGGTCCTTCAACATGTTTGCGGTAGTCTTGAGAAGATCATTACGATCTTTCTGACCTGGTTCCAATAGAGCTCTGACCGACGATTCATTCTTGCCCATCTGGCGACCGATTTCGCTAACGGACATACCTTTGGACTTCAAACGCTCAGCCATAGCAATGTCAGCAGCTTTAGATTCATGTTTCGCAATAGACTTCAAAGCTCTTAGATCCGTAGTGGAACTAAGACCCATGCCTTTCGCAATCTCAGGCTCAGACAGGCCTTGCTTCTTCAACTTCTCAACTTGGTCAAGAAACGACTTACTTCTTTGTGTGACATCATCCCCTGAGCCCCATGGGTATCTTCCAGAATGCCTAGGGGTTCCATAATGCATCAGATAGGCTTCTTCTGAAATAATCACAATAACGCCTCCATCTTCATTGCTTTAATACGTCTATCAAATGAAATTATCTTATCCATAATTCGGATTAGGGTTTCCGGATCTGGAGCAAATATTTGTATCTCATCATTTTGATAAATACGTAGCTCAACCCCGATGTCAAGAGGTTTGGTTCGATACTCCAAACAGAACAACGCCGCATAGACTTCCAACTGTCTTACTGAAGTTTCATTGATGCCAGTCTTCAAATCATGAATTCGAAGTAACCCTTTGCTGAAAGAAATAGCATCCGCTGTACCAAAACAATTCTCAGAATAATATAGGGTCTGCTCTGGTCTCATGCGATAACCAATGGCGTCATTAACATACAAGTTCAAAGTCTTAGGAGACTTAGGTAACTTGACTCTAAGTCGAATAGCCTCGCAAGCAAATGCATGAAGCTCGGTTCCACGTTGAGCAGCTAGAAATGTCATGTAGACGCGATCTAATTTTTCGTCGTCGTAATTTGTCCAATGATATTTACTAGCGCTTAGAAACGCGTGCTTTCCTGAGAGGTCGGAATGTGTGTTGAAGATCACGTAGAACGTCCTCCTCAATTTCTGGATATATAAAAGAAGCAAACGACATGCGGTCAAGCATGTTTATGTAGTACGCTTGATTCGGTTGGAAACGATGCCTAGCAGATTGTTTGACCTCAAGCATAGCCCATTTGTTCCGATAAAGAATAAGAAGATCTGGGACTCCTTGAAGATAGGAAGTGTCGTTCTTTAGAATGAAACATCCGTCAAACATTTCCCTTAGTCTATGGATAAGTTGAGCTTGATAATCTCTCTCTAACAACTAAACCTCCAAAATAAAGTCCCATCTCCTTTCATTATAGCATATGTTGCGAACGCGTGCGGGTATATAAAAATTATCGATCCCTCAAATGAATGTCATGTGGGAATAACGTATAGTGAATGCTGTTTTTACATCGAACAATATGCATCTCCAATGCCACGTACAGGATGGCCAGTTCACAATATGTAGAGAAGGTCTCATCAGTCTCAATACTGGTAATACTCCATGGCCGTCTGCATCCTTCTGCGCAACGTTGACGTTCTATGTGGTACTTGTAAGCAAACCAGTTTGGTCTCCACTCTAAATTAGTAACATGACAATTAGTTCGGTCTCCATCAATCTGAACAGGGGTATCAAAAGCTTCAAACCTATGCGGCTTCAAGAATTGTTGTGCAACTAGTTTTGGAACAGATCGTCTATATTGAACACCCTTGCACATCATACCAACTGTTGGTATACCTCGTTGGTTGTAAGAACGAGTTAGCAATTTTCCATGCCGGTTAATGACATCTCCAGCCTCATTTATCTGGTAATCAGGAAACTCAGGAATAGGTCGAAAAAGCATTTGTAAAACCTCCTTTTTAACAGTCGTCAAAACGCCACTTTTATGTCGAAGTTAATGCTAGTTATTTTGTAGAAGGTATATAGATTTCTATAATTATATACCTTCTACAAAAATACCGAACTTAATATAAATAATAAAAGTCGTACATAATGACGGATTGGACCTTTTTTACTCAAGATGGTATATAAAAGGGCCTTTTTTGGTCAAAAAATGTCCGAAATGTCCGATTTGTACCATTTGATTTCATTGAAATTCTGCTTTTGCCGTACGGCAAAAATGACGGCGTCGTCGTTTTTTTTGACGGAAATTAGCAAATAGTAGAAAAGTTTTTTCCATTTTGTGTCTAAACGATCAATTCTTCCTTTTGCTTGAGCGAAATTTTTGTAAGAATATGTCATGCTGTAAAAAACGACGACATTTGTAGAGGTACAATTCCAACCTTCTGACCCTGCTGCGTACTGTACAAGATAGACCCAACGGTCTGTATTAGGGATCTCCTCATGCTTATGACCGTTCCATTCTGCCAAAGGAACCTCATCCTTCAACTCTCTAAGAATCTCCAATTCATAGTCAAAGTTGTAGAAAACAATCAACCTGGGATGGGTATCCATCAAAGCTCGAACTGTCGCTAAACGAGACCGGTCAGAATACAGAACTTTACGAAGCACATAGAACATCTCGGTTATGTCTCGTAAAGGCCTGTTCTTATATACGTGCCATCGGTCCTTCGCTACAAGGTTATACAGATTCTCGTCATGGCCAACTCTTATGATTATCTCCTCGCTAGTGGTGTGCATCTGGAAAGGCATTTCCACAAGCAATTCTCTACGAAGCTTATTCAATTTACCTTCATTGAGGTACCTTTCAATCTTAGGGAATTTAGACCAAGAGCTGAATACTACGTGTTCTCTAAGAAACTCGGTCCTATTCCGGTAGTATCCATTTGCAATAAATACAGGGATATAATCCATCCAAGTATCGCCAGGAGTAGCCGAGAGTAATATCCAGCGATTGTGCTTTGCGATCTTGAGAAAAGACTTAACCCAAGCGCCACGACCCGCAAGACGTTGTTCATCCATAACAAAGAATGCATCTTCAACCCCCTCGTACTTACCTATGTTGTTCCACGAGTCAACCCACATCCCTAAATCTATCCCGAAACCCTTAGCTTCATTCTCCCAATCTTTACTGTCTCTCTTCTTTGCAGTAGTGATTACATACAAAGGCTTGTCGTATTCGTTCTTACGATAATAACCCAAGGCCGTCTTAGTCTTACCAGTCCCCACTCCTCCCCACAAGATCTTGCCATTGCTAAGATCCTCGATAGCCTTCTTCTGATGTTCGTACAATTCCATATACCCTCCAGAAAACCATAAGCCCGTGTTAGGGGCTTAGAGGGTTTTGATTACTAGTGCAGGAATGTGGTTCGGCCAACATATTTATCTAACAAATAACCATTCTCCTTATACATAGAGTCTTTACTTGGCAGAATCTCGTTTTGACTTGAGTCTCCTGGGCACCATATTGCTATGGTTTCCACAAAGGCATTGGCAAAATTATGACCAAATACTTTCTCAAGTAGTGGATAATGGAAAGATTTGTTCGGTATTACATATAGCTCATACATACATCGTCCTTTCTAGTAGGTTCCATTATAGCAAAAGATTAGTATGCGAAAACCATAAGCCCGTGTTAGGGGCTTAGAGGGTTTAGTGAGTCAGTCGGACTTCTCTAGAATTTTGTTACCAATCTTCACAGTTGCATAGAATATCAAACCGTAAGTTCCTCCAATAACCGCAGCCTTCTTTAGTTGGTATTTAGTCTCGTTGGGGAGTGCTATCCGGTATGTATTCGAAAGTGCACTGTTGTTCTTGTAAATTACAAATTCCATTTCTTTCCTTTCCTCATTATACAAGATGATCTTCACGCGAAAGCCCTAGCACATGGCTAGGGTGTTTGTCAATCAGTTAATTCCACAAGACCTTTCTCATAGTATTGAATGAAGGTTAGAGTAGGGATGGCAACAGTCTGAAACTCAACTTCTTCAATAAATTGCGCGAGTCCATCTTCGTAGAATGCGATATAATTCGCCTCTTTCGGGATTTCTTCGAAATTCATCAAAGCCAATAAGTGTCTAGACTGTTGGTCTACCTTAATTATACACTTCACAGCATCCATAGATCCTCCTTAGGGTTAACTTCTCATTATACCCAGTGATTTCCATGCGAGAACCTATACCACATGGGTATAGGCCGCAATCTCTACTTGGCGTGGGTGGCTTTGTATGAATAACCGACTTGGTAAGATCCATCGTCAGGTGAGTGGTGGAAACAGTATGGCTCATCGTCATAGGCAACGATGTTAATACAATCTTCAAAGTCACAGGGATGCATTTCGTCCATGTCGTAACTAGACATAATTTCTCCTTCGTTAGTAGTATTCCATTATACGAGATGATAAACACGCGAAAACCTATACCACATGGGTATAGGCCTTAAGGGTTAATCAACGGTAAGTATAGAAATCCACTTCATACAATGTCAGAAGGTCCTTGTAGCAGTTCCTGATTTTGGTGTTCTCTTTCGCCATGGCGTCATGAACCTTGTACATCTTAATAGCGTACTCAATTCGCGTTCCGGGCGTATCGGGAAGACCAGCATCAAGCAACTCTTTTACAAGAGCTTCTTCCATCATCTTAGTGATATCCATTTCATTCCTTTCTTGGTTTGTCCTCATTATACGAAATGATCTTCACGCGAAAAAAAATAGACCGCGAAAAGGGAGGGGCCGGTTAAGACCCCTCCCAGATCACCTAAATAATAGGATACACTTCGCCTGGAATTCCAGCTTTACGAGCCTTCTCGATAAAATCGTTAGTTCCTGTGCTGTCGCTTCGTGGAAAGGCAATCCAGAATTCAACATCAGAAGCTAACATAGCCGCATTCCGTTGTGGTCCTGCCGAACGCCCGTACTTCTGCCATAGAGCTTCATACCGCTCGACGCTAATGTCGTTCTCATCAGCCCACTCATCAGCAAGAGCATCGACACCAGTAGCACCACCATGGAGAATCGTATCGATTTCGTACTTATCATGCAAGAAATCAAATACCGTCCAGATATACCGGATGTCCTTCTCGCTTGTCCTACGAGTCCCTGAAACTGCTACTCTCATAGTTTGGTCCTTAGGTACTTGAGCGTATCCGAGAACCCGTTGAGAATATCTACAATCGAGATCTCAACAGATTCTACAGGATCGAAAGTATTTTCGAACGAAGGAGCAGTATACACCTTGAACCCACTATCCGAAGAGAGGACCCAATCCCCAACATTAGCGATCGTCTGCTTCGGCGAGAGCGGCCGCTTGACATTCACCTTGATCTTAGGGCCATCGGTTGTTTGAATGATATTGCCATCGCACCACGTGGCTACATCATACATATTCTTAGCTGTAACCCGAACTGCGTCAACCGTAAACGGCTTTCTTAGATAGACCCGTACGTCCAGTTCATTCATTATATGTCAATCCTCTACTCTTGAGTTGCAAAGCTGCCCGGACAGCAGCATCTTGTGATTCGGCCAATTTCAATACACATCTTGTCTTCTCCGGGCCCTCAGGCAAGACCTCAGATACTAATACTGCGAGAGCATTGAACTGGGCACTAATCTTGAATGGTTCGACTTCAGCCCTGATCGGTTTATATCCACGAGGAGCATCATATAGTAGTTCTTCTTCAGCCATGAGCTTCATCCCACAATCTCACAAGCTCCTTGGCAATGGTGATATCATCAACCATCCCGATAAGAAGTCCATCGCCATCCGGGTTTGTTATAGGCGTTAGATACAAAGTCCTTCCGACTTTCCTTCCTTGGCGAAGCGTATACATATTCCACCGCGGACGGTTATCAGGCTCTGGGAATAGTGCGGTCATACCACATCATCCAAAGCTGCTCGAACTGCCGCATCCTTCGACTCAAGAAGTTTACGGAGGGCTACCGTCTTCTCAGGTCCACGAGGGAGGAGCGTCTCCATTTCGTGAGCCATAGCTGAGAACTTACCGCTAATGGTTCGCAAAGGAGTCGGCAAGTGTCCGAAAGCGAAATAACGTAGGATCGGGCTTTCTTCTGGGTCAGTCATTATATTCTCCTTCTTAGTTCCTCTTGGCGTATCGTAGAGAAGTTCCTCTTGTTTAGCGACAACTTTGATCGGATTGTTGAATTCGTCATATAGCCCATAATTTCTACATTCATGATGGTGGGATATATTCGATGTTGCACCACACACGTAGCACGGATATTTACTATTCCAATGCTGTTCAGGCAGATCGTCTCTTATAACTGTGATATTGGCCTGGACCTTAGGTAACACAGGAAATGGGCCGCCAACATCTGGATACAGACCATAATTAGGACAAGTCGAGATATGGCTCAGATTGCTATCCGCTCCGCAACGAACACAATGAAGACCGTCTAGAGACCAGTGTTCACTCACGTTCACCCCTCTCCCTAAATAGAATTCCAGCATTCTGCATCTCGAAAATAGCCGCTGCTGCTCGAATATCGCTCAGACCAGATTTAACCAAAGCAGCGTGCACTTTGAATATGGTGTTGTCACTGTAGTATGTTATGTCCTCAATCATGCTTCTCTCCGCTATCCTCAGCCAACCAATTTTCAATTTCGGTAGCGAAAGGGTCGATTACAATATGAGCCTTACCGGCAAAGTGTGGAATATTTTCAGGATCGATAGCGTCCATCGCCTTTGCAACATCCTCAGGCACTTTAATATCGAGTGTGAGGATAAGAAGACACTTCACTGAATTCTGCCACTTCTAGACGGAACTTGCTCAAGGTCGGCGTACTTACGATCCAATGCGTCTTCCTCAATCGTCACAAAGATAGAACGCAGATACGCCTTGATTCCCGTATTACCATCCATCTCCCAATGACTCGGGCTGATTGTCAGATCTACGTTCCGGATATCAACCCAGTCGAGCATTTCAACGGTATCCTCATCCAAGTTTGTTCGGCCTTGGCCAGTCACAAGAAGAATCCGAGGAGGACGGATCTTGTAACTCACAGTAACGGGCAAATGCGCTTGTGCTGGGTCTCCCTCATCGCGAGGCTTGAGCCACTTCACGTTCCAACCGTCACGGCTGAGTCGTTCGGCCGTATCGTCGTCAAGAAGAACGTTGAATGTTCGAGCCCCTGCTCTGTTTTTCGGAGACTCCTTTCCCGCAAAGTTTCGGAAGATGATCCGGACATCTTCAAGAATTACGTTTCTGTCATTATAGGCCATTTGATCCCTCAATTCCCAAACCTTGCGTTTGCTCGACTGTCTCTCCTCGCCAATCTCCTCGCATGACTACCGCCGTGTTCCACACCTCGAGGCAGGCAAGGAGATACCAGGCAAGAACAAAATCCGGGGTACCAGACTTATTCTCTTGCGAATACTTATTAAGAAGAGAAATAAGTTCCTCCTCCAGTGGCTGTCTTGTACGGGGCATTTACTTCTCCCTCAGATATTTAATAAGTCCATCGGCCACCCATAAAGCCTGGTCACTAAGAAATACTCCTGCATTCTCAGGATGTTCCCAACACATAGAACCCGTCCCAATAGCCTCTCGAATTGCCTGTTCTGGACTCGCGTCGTAAGAAGGCTTCCATTCGTTGGACATTATTTCCCCTCCATATATGAAAACCATAAGCCCCTGGTTGGGGCTTAGAGGGTTTATGAGTTCCTAGCGATTCTTAGCGATGTGAACTAAGCCTTTCAACCACAAGTGTTGCGTGCCATAGTATCCGACCATCCCCATTAGAAGAGACGATACAAAAACTATTGGCTTCAACGCTGTGAGTTCATCTTCAGTCATTTCGTTCCTTTCGTAGGGTCCTCATTATAGGAGATGTATCAGTCGCGAACATAGGATCTGAAGTTCCATGCCATGGGCATGGCTCCGGATATGAGATCTTCCCTGCATCGCAACATTCCACCTTTTGCGCCTCCATCTGTTTTCTAAGTAACCAGATCCATGAACGACCCGAATTCCTCAATTGTCTTTACCGCCTTTTTCGCCATTTTCTCGAAATATGTCATGTCGATCTCAGCGTTCGGATCTTCTTCGAACATATGGGCTTCCATCCAGTAATAGCCCTTAGTTCCTGTGACAGCATAACGCTTGTCCTCGTAAATACGATAAAGAACGCCTCCTCCTGAGTCAGGAGTTACCGGTACGAATAACCCGGTCCTTCCTACAAAGCGTAGTCCTTCGACAAGAGACATAGCACGATCATGCTCGAAGTCCAGATAGATAGCACCCTTTGTGACCGACTTCGCCTCACATAGGTCTTCAAAAGCCACATCTTCGTGAGTGAACAGAGTTTTGAATACGTACGGGTGTTGGAATTGTGCACCTACAGCCTCCCACTGGCCGTCCTTACGAGCTATGTACACAGCGTCATTTACAAGACAGAACTTCTCATAAACGCCCTCGAATTCGAATTCATAACCATATTTATGGCCGAACTCCGTCACAAAATCGATTATTTCAGAATCACCCCCCGGGATTTTTATCGAATCCGTTTTAATATGCACAACCTGAGCACCATAGTCCTGTACCGCGTGCTTCAAGTCGATCATGAAGAGGGCCCCTCGCTTCGCCACGATGTTATCCTTATTTCGCGGGTCTCTAAAAGGATTGTCGAATCGCGCTGAGGTGAGTCCATATACAATATTGATAACGATCTTGAGGGCGTAAGAAAGATCCTTAGAGTCGCTATCAGATCCAAGAAACTTTCCGAGTTTACCACCAAGAACCTTCCTTGCGGTTTCGTAGTCCTGATTCTTAATTGCCAACCGCGCTTCGAGGAGTTCTTTAAACTTAGGTGTATATCGTCCGAAAAGATCGAGCTCCACAATGGACGTCGGATGCATACTCGCCACGTCCAGAACCGCGACGTCAGAATAAATCCCAGGTTCGGCGTAAACGTAGCCGCCTTCTCCTGTAACCTCATTGCGATAGGTACTTTTACCCATGTCATAGATATACCCCTCGAATTCCTTGCTCAAATCGGTATATTTGAAGCTAGCTTGAGGATGCCGGTCCGCTCCGAATAGGATCTTTGCTGTATGCTTCTGGGTTGTGTCATTTACCGAGAGCCCGCTGAGTTCAGCCAAGATCTGCCTTGCTACGAAGTCTTGCTTTCTGGCTTCGAAGACCGTCTCAGTTGCTAGGACATCGTTAACGCAGTAATCAACGACCTTGCCCCAAAGTTTCTCGTCAACCGGCTCATCCCAAGGCAGATCCATTTCCTGATGCGGCACACCAAGTTCGATTTGGAACTTCTTGAGACCTTGTTTCTTAGAGCTGAAGTCATAGATATCCGCATACGATAGATGATATGCCTCGCCGAATAGAGCATTCGGGTTGTTATCGATGATCTTCTTACTAAGAGTATGTAATTGCTCGTTGCTGAATCCCATAAACCGAGCGTACAAGATGTGGTTGTCATACCGACGATTGTTGAACCCGACCAATCGCAAGGAAAAGAGTTCCTCGATCTCTTCCGAGGATGGGTTGACCATGCGCACGACGATCGGGTCACCCTGGTATTTCCAGCAGACAATGAAGAGGTTCGGATACACCTCGACGTCGAAGAAGACAACACGCTCATCTTTCTCCTCTTCCCATGGCGGATTTGTTTCTTTAGACTTGAACTGCATCGACTGGACAATCTTGATGCATTCCATAGCCCTATTCGTGCTGTTATTGGCAAATACTATGATTTTGGATCTTAGGTCACTGACATCATAAACGAGATCAGAGGAGTATGCGTCATCGAGGATTTTGTGAATGAAATCCACTGAGGGCTTAGTTCCAGGATGAATTTCCTTCCTAAGATTACGACCAATAAGATCTCGTAACGACTTTTCCGATTTAATAGTGTGATCATTTAGCACCTTCTTCTCCTTAAGTGGGAGACCGGAGTCTATGCTATCAATAGGTATGTTATTGCACCTTGTGAGTTTACGACGAAGAGAACTACCTCCGAGGAATACTTTGACTTCAATTCCATTGCTATACCGTCCATCCAGGCTGTGTACGTCTCCTCCGTACAGATAATGTAGATGCACCCCGGCTCCAGAGCGGCTAAATTCGGCATAAGTGGGAGGCCAGACCGAAGCTGCTTCAAGGTTTCTTTCAAGCGACTTTTGTCCATCTTCATCCTTAAGATCGAAATCAATCACAATATGGTTCTCTGGTACCTTGACGTAATGCGTTAATGCGGTATCTAAATCGGACAGAGTTGTTGTTACATCATCCCACTTCTTATAAGGAGTTCCTTGTGGAGTAGCGTATTGAGCAGGAGCTAGCGCATACTCAGAATCGAATATAGATTCTTCCTCGTCCATAACCAGCGAGAAGGTCTTGTCTTTTTTCGACTCGGATTTGAATTTGTTAGCTGTGAATCCTACATACACACTTCTCACATCCTTGCCATCAACGTGCATCCTTGTCTTGAATTCTTCGAAGTAATTTCGTAGTTCATCTCGGAATTTCACACGACTGATAGGATATTTGGTACCTGATTCTTCGCAATACTCCTTGTACAAGGCGTAAGCTTGCTTCAGAGATGTGTAATTCTGGGACTTGAAGATATCGTAATGCGCTTCGATGAAGTTGAAGAAGTCATCAGTCATAAGGATCATTTCCAATGGGCGGTAATGGTTGTAATAGTTCTTACCCATCGACCGATATACTTCAAGGCAATGGCACGCAATAGCTCCTAGCTGAAAATCAATTTGGTTGATTAGCGTGTTGTAATGATTGACCGGGATCATAACCCCGGTTGGCACCACATCGATAAGCCTTCGGATCAGGCCCGACTTCGCATCAGTGATCTTGACTGGCTGGTTTGTGCCCATGAATAAGAAGGCGTTCATACGAACTCGGTAAGGAGCCTTGAACTTCTCATTCATAGTCATCATCTCATGCGATACGATGCTATTCAGTTTTGTGTTGTCCTCGATCTTCGACAAGTCCCCATCATGCTGGATTGCAACAAGGGGATCAGATTTGAAAATCTCCATCGAGAAGGTGTTGTTGTTTCCGCTCAAGGATTTTGCCTCGAAAGGAACAGTGTAGCCTTGGAAGAGATTCTCCACCACGTTTAGAATAGTTGATTTCCCCGTCCCGGCAGCTCCGTAAAGGACAAGGAACTTCTGGATTTTTATCGAGTCTTGCGCAATAATCGAGCCGATAGACCACTCGATCTTCGCCCTCTCTTCCACCGAGTATAGGGTCCCTACTAGTTCGTCCCATGCACTGTAATCTCCTGGCTCTAGAGAATATGGCAGACGTCTGCTGACATAGTCCGAACGCTTTACTTCCGTATTCGCAAAGGTCAATTTCAGATCAAGCTGGTGATTGCTGTCACTCAGATTGCTAAGGAATATACGAAAGTTGATCCATTGCCTGGAATTGTAAGAGCTTAGCGTCTTGACAATGCAAGTTTTTCCTTTATCCTTAAGTTGTTTCGCATGAGCATAAAGATCAGCGTCAACAAGTCGAGGGACGTCGTACTCGTCTGTAGACCATAAACCTCGCGCCTCATCCCAGATAGCGTAGAATTGCCTCCCTCGGACCATAAGATCTTTTGAGCGACCAATAATCCAGTTAGGATATATCTCTATTGACCCGTCTTTCAGCTCCTTCTCGATGACTTCGTAAAAATCCATGCTCCTCCTTACAACTCGTTAACGAGATAAGCGTTCATCTGATACCACAGCTCAACTTTACGCTGGTCCCGCGTTGAGTTAGGCAAGGGGAACAAGCCTCCTATGCCATTCTCCGAATATGTTCTCCAAATAATACGAGAGAGAACCTCGTCAATTCCTTTTTCTAATACTCTGTTGTAATACTGGTCTGAGGTAGACGCCATACCTATTCCAGCATTCTCTAGAATCTCCCAGAACCACTCGCGAGGCTCACCTTCGCCCATAAAAGCAAGCCTTCGCGACATAGCTACTAGCATTTCGAGCATCGAGCAACCAAGACTCATCCACTCCGGGTCTGGGTTGTCGTATTGAATATCTTCTAGAAACTCATGCCGAAGATACTTTCCGTCCTCAGCTCGGTTATCATCGTTAGGAATAAACCAGAGAAATTCCGTTGTGTAGAGTTGCTTTGCCAAATGCCAGTGCGTTCGCATGGGGTTTCTAGATTTGATAGCTCCTATCTGGGCGTATAGGAACTTGAAATATAGCTCATCCAGAGGTTCGTTTTTCATTCCTCTAGATCAGGACGGAACTTCAGGACCTCCCGCCGATTAGAATGTCGGCGCCTCCTCTTTCGCGAATGCTCAATATAACCGAGCACTTCTTCGACATAGCTGCCGCCCATTCGTCTGATCTCGTAGTCAGCTTCCAACTCGTGATTTCGAATATATACAATCTCCAAGTCTTTAGAACCATCTCCGAAACGTTGCAGATTGGTTATCCCAACAACAAGATCGATCTCTTGCACTACCTCTTCGTTTTCGTTTAGAAGAACATCTTCCTCCTCGTAATATGTGTATGTGATCTTGTCGTATTCTGGGAACTCGTTCTCAAATTCCAATGTGCTGATAACAAATGGAATCTCTTCGTTACGTGATGCGAGTTCTTCCTCTTCGTTCCAATTCAACTCATCTGGCGTCTCGTCAATCGGCCCTAGTGTCTCAGGCATGATTATACCATTCTCGTCGTAATGCTCAAGGAGATTCTCGTTCATCTCCTTCTCGACCTTGATCTTGGTTGCTACCCACCGATTGTAATGATTCGCTTTCTCAATCTCTTCTGCGAGATTAGCGTTGTAATGCTTCTCATACTTCTTTGCCACCTGCTTCTTCGTAACAATATACGAGAGCATACCTCCAGCAATAAATGAACTAGCAGAGGCAGCAATGACAAACGCGACATCATTATCAATAAGAGCTCTAAATCTTGTCATAAATCACTCCATCCACATTGAAGTCAAGCCAAATACCGCCCTCATGGCCTGTCATGAAATCTCGAATACGATTGCTATTGCCTAGAAATACTCCGAAATCGACGTAATTATCACCCGAAGCATCCATCACCCAACCGACAACCGCCCCAGCTCGAGACCTAGCCATCCCGAGCATGTCATAGACCTCGTTCAGGAAAATATGTCCACGAGTATGAAGCAAATCATTAGCGTGATTCTGTTGGGCCTTCAAGAATATGGAGTTGTATTGCGAATCCGATGACCACGAGGTGTGGCTACGATCGAAGAACCGAGCATAGATCGAATATGGCCCTGGATTTGCTCTGAGTTCTGTCGCCTCTTCCGAACCAAGTGCAGTAATCTTAGAGAACGTATGCTCTTTGGAGCCATAGCGCATCTGCGAATCAGCTTCTTCGCCATACGCGTCAATGACATTCCGTCGATACGCCTTGAACCCTTGGTCGAGAGCAGAATATGCCGCGGTCAGGGCAAGATTACGCTTAACAAGGATACGATGCGAGCCTGTCAACGCCGCGATTGTCAGAATACCAATACCAACGGCGGGAGCATAAAGCTTCGTCAGGCTGACTGCCGTCCTTGTGTAAACGATCAGAACGTCTTTCTTGTAGTCCTGCTCTGTGTATTGCTCGATCTCGAGCGACCTGACAGTTTTTGCCTTGTTGAGATCGGCCTGGGCCTCATCCAGCACAGCCTCAACCTTCAGAGTTGCATGGCTAGCGACAACTGCGGTCGCGACAACACCAACAACCCCGGCAGCAAACAGGATAGTAGGAGAATGCTTAGACGCATGAAGGAGCGCCCGTCCTGTTCTGGCCGTAACGGCGTTTGGAATATACTTGACTAGTGACATTTATGGTCCAATCGTACGTAGTTTTAGAGAAAGAAAGAGCCCTTGTTAGGGGCTCTCTCAAGTAGTAGGGTCAGTCTTCATCCATGTAGTTCACGAGCCATGGGGCAACATACTTTCTACCGATCTTCATCCCGAGAACGATCGCTCCAATATAGAACGCTCCTCCCACGATTGAGCCAGCAGTAAAGAAGTATTCGTCACGTCTTGTGATTTTCATGAAATTTCCTTTCTCCTCATTATAGGCCGTGTAGAATATGCGACTTAGTTCAATGGCTCTGGTCGTGGCAGATCTAGCAAATATCCATTTCGGACTCGTGTAACCCCTGCGCCTCGAATATCCGTCCAACCCCACTTCCCGTCCGTATAACTCTCAGTAATACCAACCAGCTCGTACAAGTCAGCAACCGTAGCCGATTCATATTTGCTTACGAGTTCGAAGAGACGATCGATCACACCCTCTGCATCACTCCGATTTGGCAGGATTATCTCGTCGAAATCGTGAGTCGCCCTAGCTTTGCGATTCGGGCCTCTGGATGGTTCGCGTCGATCATCCCAAGGTGGGGTCTGCCTTGAATATTGGTTGTACGAGACATAGCCTGACCCGCCATTGCGCCGATGGTAAGGACGTCGCGAAGTTGAGCGGGTCTCGCCAAACAGCATCCTCTCGACACCCTGGGACATCATATCAGCGAGAGTATCCTTAGCCGCAGGGATGAATACATCATACAGAATATAACTACCAACACTCCTGGAGTCTCCTCCGATGAAAATCTCTGAGAATTTCTTACTAAGTGGCTTCTTTCGTCTGATAACCTCGCCTTCAATAACTTTCTCGACCTTCTTAGCTGGTTCGGTCGCTGGCTCTTCTTTGGCATGATCACTGTTCGGTGGGTAATCTTCCATATTTTATCCTTCGAAAGAAAACCACAAGGATCTGTTAAGATCCCTGTGGGGCTGAGGTTAATTTGAGTCGGTCGTATCTGGCTTGGCGTTCTTGTTCCAACTATTGACGAAGCTATCAATTGCAGAATCAGTGTAATTACCGGCCGCCTCGCTTGCCATCATTCCAGCAGCGATACTTCCACTAGTCACAAACAGGTTATCGATTTGTGATCGTGGAGCTACGTTACGGGAAACAATTTCACGAGTGATCCGGTAAACACCAATTCCAACAACGAACTTCGTTATAGTCTTGGCGAGTTTTACCTTGTCGTCCATTTCGTTCCTTTCAAGTGGGTCCTCATTATATGAGATGTTTTTCTTGCGATGTGGGCACATTTTCTATGGCTCCGGCTGTCGTTTAAAGTTAGCCTCCGGAAAAGGAGCTGAGACCCTACGAGAGGCACCTGGCTAACTCCCATCGCAAATATACTACTCAGGCTTCTGGTTAAGCATCAATAGAAGCTCTTCCCGGGTGTATGTGTTTACGTCCTTCTTAGGAATCTCGATCTGCATGGGCGTAGGCTCGCCTTCCTCAGGAACTAACCCCTCAGGTACGATTCCATTCACAAATATAGCGGCAGCACCAGCATCTGTAGCGAGCTCCATGAAAAGTGTAGAATATGCCTCTGTCTGCTCGAATTCGTCCCGAAGCTCTTGTGACTTGATGAACCGACGGCCGTCTTCCGACTTCACCCCATAGGCTTGGAGGATTATCTTCTTAAAGGTTTGGATGATCTGAGCGCCATCGTTCGAAGCCACGATTCGCTTAAGGGCCTCGGCAAGTCCGCCTTTCTCAGAGACCTCCAACTCGATCAATTCGGCCTTGGTAAGGTGGAAATAATAGTCCTCAGTGACTGTCTTGTCGTTGTAATTCTTGTATGTGATTGATTTCTTGAGCATTAGCTCTCCTCTTGAACGATTGCCATTAGAATAATCAAGTAATTGATATGGTCGGTTATCTTCTCGTCCCATATTACTTCTGGTATTGGGTCTCCCGAATTACACAAGTCATAAACGGAAATGGTGTGCTTAGCCATCATTCCAGCAAGAGCTTGCTTCATCGTAATACCTTGCAGATTGGCCGCAACTCGGAAATTATGAAGACGGTCGTGAGTCGTAGCATAAGCCGCGCCTTTCCCCATAAGAACATCACGGCAAACCGTGATCTGCGTTTCAACAATCTCATCGAACTTCTTGGCGTCCATATTCTCCTCAGAAAAGAAAACCACAAGGATCTGTTACGATCCCTGTGGGTTGGGGTTACTCTATTGTTAGTCAGTCAACTAGGGTCGACACGACATCAGTGAACTCGTCGGCTCCGAAGGCGACCTCGGGCTTGCCCTTCTTTCCAATTGCGTAGGCCACCGCAAGACCAGCAACGCTGGCAGCAGTAACCGCAGCAACCTTCTTAAGGTTAAAGCGCTTAGTCTTCTTCGGCTCTTCGACGGGGGTCGTCTGAGCAGTCGTCTCAACAGTCGGGTTGGACATGATTTCTCCTTTTGAGTAGGGTCCTCATTATAGGCCATGTAATTTTTGCGAAGAGAAAACCCTAGCACATGGCTAGGGGACTAGATTTACTTACTTGGACTTCTTACCTTTAACTTTCTGAGTGGCCGTGAACGTGCCTTGAATTGTATCGGATTTTGGGTCAATCTCCTCAAATATAAGCACGAACGTCAGTTCCATCTTCTGGCCTTTAGGCATGAGAATTCCTTTCTAGTATCTCATTATAGGCCAAGTATTCTATGCGAGACAGTCCCCAGAACCGCCTAATAGTACCCCCTGATGGGAAAGGTAGAATACTCTATGGATATACAAGGTCGGTTGTCCTCAGACATACAAGCCGTGAATTTCAGCTCAAGGAGATCGTCTGAATTCCAGCCTACTTCGCTAGAATATGCCGTAGGTTTAAGGCCGATCATCTCGTAGAATTCATGCAAAGAAGCATACGTATTGTTGATTATCATGTGGTTTAGATCATTTTGAGCCTTGCGCAAAGACTCCATATCAGACTCGAAATATCGTCCTGACATCGAATCGAAGCAAAGTACAGTGCCCGTACCAGTAACGAGTACTTCTTTTGTGGATACTGGATTCTTTCGCACCCTATCCGAGGCGATTTCATCCCGAATCTCGATTGCCTTCTTCTCCCCAAGACGCTCGACAATCTTGTCTTTGTACTCCGAGAAGGCTCGCTCAGAAAGGGTGTAGGCAGTGGCAATAGCGGCTGCCCTGCGGGTGCCGATACGGTTCGCAGCGATGATACAGACGATGGTCATAACACCAGTACCAACTGCTGGAATATATAGCTGCCATACAAGTTCTACCTTATCCTTAGGCGTTAGGTCTATAGGCTCAACAATATCATTCTCAAGTTGACTAATAATATCAGAAGCTTTGAATGATGCCTTAGCTGTAAGGACGGCCGTAGTCACCGTACCGGTAACGCCAACAGCAGTTAGAATAAGCGGGGAATTATCTCCTACAAGTTTTACGGCTTTGTGGAATAATCCGTTTAGATTCATATAGGTCCTTTGCCATAGAAAAGAAAAATAAGAAGGTCGGCCGTTACTTGCTGGGGGGCAAGTGTCGCCAGAGCTTGCGCTCTCCTTCTCATTATAGGCCATGTAATTCCTGCGAAGTGAAAAAGAAAATACCGCGTCTTAGCATCGTTTACTGGCCTGCATCTATTCCAAGATACATATCTGTTGCTACTGTTTACTGGGATGTTCCGTTCCCAAACAGTATCTTCTCATTATAGGCCATGTAATTCCTGCGAATTCAAAACCTATACCCGAAGGTATAGGCCCGAGAATCAATCATTACGACGATAAGATTCATTGATCATAATATGCGAAACAGTTCTGAATCCGAAATATGCTCCGATAACACATACAACGCCCTTGACTATATTTTTGCCTTGCTCACTGATAATTTCGTTAATTGTTTCAATGACTGGGGTCCCAATAAGCTCAGGTGGTTCGTATGGGTTTCCGGAGATTTCCTTCTTCGGTACCATCTCAACATACATTGCTCTATTCTTAAACATCACAATCCTTTCGTTCTCACTATATGCGATGCTACGTTTGCGAAAACCATAAGCCCTTGTGGGGCTGTAGGTTTATTAGAAAGATGCTTGAAGTAGTTCTTTAGCTTGGTACCTTTCATTGATTTCTTCTGATATGTTCAACATGTGCTGTTCAAAACTACGCATTTCTGCCTCATGGAATTCTGCTTGTGTCAGAACCAGTATGGTTAGTGCAATAGCTGCGAGCACGATGTACTTACAGATTGTATTCAAAGTATCCAAAAAGTTCATTTTTTATCCTTTCGTTTATCTTCCATTAAAGGATATGATTTCTACGCGAAAACCATAAGCCCTTGCGGGGATATGGCTTTGAGTTTCGGGGTCAATCTTAAAAATAGCTAAATTTTGCGATCACCAATACTGCAACTAAATTTAGTAGTACAATAGCAACGCAGATAATAAGAATCGCTTTAATTAGAGCCGTTAAAAATTTCATTGAAATCCTTTCTCCTCATTATAGGAGAAGTTTACTTTGCGAAAACCATAAGCCCGTGTTAGGGGCTTAGAGGGTCCGTGAGTTACTCGATTTCGGTGTAATACTCGTCGAACAGGCCTTTCTGCTTCAAGAATTCATTATGTTCCTTAATTCCGCCTCGCTGGAGCACGGCAACTGTTGATACAACAGCTAGCGTGCCAAGCAAGATTCCGACCTTATGGTCATCAATAAATTCGATTACAGGGTTTGGCTTCCTTCGCTTCATTTCACTTTCCTTTCGTAGGGTCCTCATTATATGATATGTAAGTTACGCGAAAAACACTTTGTGGAAAAAATCCCCCCGGAGAAATTTTTGGATTGAAAAAAAATAGAGGGTGTGCAAAGTGGTTAGCTCTACACACCCCCTATACGGGTTACCCAGATAGGGATTTTTTATCGAAATTTCACCAATAACGGTAAGGCTTTTGACGTCATGACGTGTCCTCGTTCGTATGCGACTATTATGAAGATACTTACAAGATTACCAATGATGATAGCTTTAGTGTCCTTGCTCAATCGATCTGTTTTATCAATTTCTTTCAGAGCGTAGAGCTTCGACAATTGCTTGACCATCTTTGAATATTCTTTAGTATCCGCAGTGAATCCTTGCATCTCATTCAGAACTTCGTCAATCGCGTTCTCAAGCCCAGTTGGTTCGATTGGCTGTTTCTTAAACATAATTTCCTTTCGTAGGGCCCCCATTATAGGATAAGAATACTTCGCGGCCTTACGACTTATTACTTGTTGACACGATATAGAAAGATACGACGGATTTCGTCTCGAGTTCTTCTGGCGGATAGTTGAGGCTCAATGAGAATACCCTATTACCATCCGCAAGCTCTGCGATTTCAATTTCACCAGCGGATTCGGCTTTATGTTTTCTTGCGCACGAGACCCAACCACTTAAAAATCCTGCAATGCTGCAAACAATGGCAGCAACAGCGACCCACGTATCGTCAACCATAGCACCTCTATCTAGATTAGAAGAGATGTAAGACCGGGATATCCTCGGTCCCCATCCTTATCGTCCGTACGAATATACTCGCTTACCAGCATCTGCTCCTGGAACCCCATACGTGCAATAAGACTAACAATATCGCCTAGCTTGTAATCGATTCGATACTTGTACGGCGTAGTCTCATTTATGGACCCATCGAACATGCGAGTACGTTTATATTTCTGGAGCTCGATTCGGCCTTTCTGAGCCCTTTGAGCATCACCGGTAGCTCTGAGAACTCCCGTATCATTGCTGTTTACATCTACAAAGAGGACTTTACGTTTCAAACCAGCCACGTTTGGATCGACTCCTGCCCCAACTACAGAGTTTGCTCCAGAGGACGACACCACTGTTGCGATGTTCTTGTAGTTCTGATTCGAGAACAAATACTTGGGTTCATCTATGTGCCCGGCATCGTAATAGAATATAACTGGCGGTCTATCTAATTGCAGATGCGATCGATCAGTTCCGTTGTAAATATCAATACGCATTGAGTTAATCAAGGGTGTTACCGTCTTAATTGCGGTGCCTCGGGCAGCCGTATCGCTAACATCGAATGTGACTATAGTCCCCGTACTAGATATAGGTCCTAACGTGGTGTCCGGACGGATGTTACGAACCCCGACAATACCGAGCTCTAATATGTTCTTGAAAATCTCGTATACTTGCCCTTGTTGAAACCACCACTGCGCTGGCGCCTCCACGACGTTCGAACTATCTGTGATTACTAGGTTGGGGATAGCATTTAGAGGGTCCATCGTTCGAGCAGCTCTGGTCGGGTCCTGCCCGGTAGCGTTCGCCAGATGGTTCCACACAAGAAGATCGGCAATCTCTGCTGTGGTATACGCTTGTAACGGTGCCCATTGCGTGTTGTAAACAGTAGCGACTAGCGCCCGATTCTCGAGGAATGTCTCTAATGTTCGACCAACAATTTTTAGCTCTGGGTATCCATCACTATCGTTTTCAATAGATCTGGTTTCAGCGATCATAACTTCATTACTATCTCGAATTCCAATAAGAGAATCCTGAGGTATAAGAGATAGTGTATCGAAAACGTTAGACGTCCTAAGTTCGAATTCCCCACTTCCAATGAATCGCTCTGTCCAAATCATTGAGTTGTAGTTCTCAATGAGAATCGTTGGGAGATAAGTGACTGGATCTAATCTAAATATGTCCATACTAGATCCCCCAATATTGAGGATGGTAGAACACAGAACCCCATTCGAAAGTTTGGAACGTTGTGTTAAATATGTTTTCACCACCATGCAATAAGTACCAGGTTGAGTCCGCTGATAGCGCATAAATGATGTTTGAGACCACAGTAGTTCGTTCTAACTTCACTTCTCTAAAACCAGGTCTTGTATCAAATATGAGCTTGTCGCCTACCTGGAAATTGTAGTCTACCCGGAATCGTGATTTACCACCATCGTTCGAGATAGTCCACCAGGTCTGCGCTGCTGTCATAATAACTTCCATATGGAACCCGGAAGGCGCAGTACCAACATTATTGATAGTTGGAGTTACCTTGTTCAAATCAATTAAATATAAGAAATTATTTGTTTTCCAATACTTATCAACACAAGATATAGTGACTTGAACTTCCGGTGTTTGGCTGAATGGAGCGATCTCCATCTTCTTCACATATCCGGATGTATAGACAAGCGACGTGTCCTCGAGCATAATATCGACTCGGACGTTGTCAGCTAAACCTGGCGTTAGCGTGCCATATAGAGAATTCCTCAGATCTGCTACGCTTTGATTTGTTATATAATCAGGGTTCAGACCAATATGCAGCACAATCTCTCGAAGATTAGTGCGTCGGCCCTGATAATATCCGCCAGAATTCAACGCATCAACAATGGAGACATCGACTTCAGGAGGCCCAAGGCCATCGGCATTTTTGAGAATATACATGTCCGATGGGTGCGCATTAACTATAGGTAAATCTATAGTATAGAGGCCGGTTAAACGAATCTTGGTGAACTTCATTATACGTTCAACGCCTCCTTCGCTAGAGCCAACTGGTTCTTTGTTTGTCTGTAAATCTCGACACTGGACAATGCCTTTGGTGAATAGTTGTTCTGCTCGAACTGGATCAAAGCTGCTTGGTTAGCATTAGCCGAAGTCGTCTGATCAAATCCACTCCTATTTTGACTGGCTGAGATCGTCTGCGCATTCAATAGCGAAACCTGTGCGTTCATCTTGTTTTGTGAAAGCAGGGTTTCCAAACGCTTGGCGTCCTCTTTCATGCTCGAGAGGTCAAGCACTGGAGTTATAACAGGGTTCGTATTGATGATATCAGGAGCAATAGAAGGCATCTTCGCTATAGTAGTCTTCATAGTATCGACCGCGGATGTAGCCATATCACCGACTGAGGTATCCACTACCTTTGAGTATTCGTTAATGCCGACAGCAAAGCCTTCATCTACTGCCTGGCCTATGTCTTCGAACACTCTAGACGGCGACCAGATCTTAAGAACATCCTTGGCTTTGTTAATAGCACCCTTAGCGAGATCTCCAGCAGCTTTAGCAACCTCCGATGCGCCTCCGGCAACACCTTTAACTATGCCTTTGACAAGGGACCCAGCAAGTCTGCCCCCAGCGCGTCCAAGTTCTTCACTGTTGTTATCAATCGCGTCTGAGATGCCATTAATCAGTTCGATAATTGCTTTAGCTCCTGCGTCTGCCAACCTTGGGATCTCTTTAGCCCAGGCGTCCATAAACGCGATCAACGCATCCGTAGCAGCTCTGGCCATGTTTCCGTAGTTCTTTTTAATACCTTCTAGAACGCCGATGATAATTCGGTATCCAGCGTCCACCATCTTAGGAATGGCGTCAACAAGAACTTTAAGAAGAACGTCAATAAGTGCAATAAGAGCTTCTCCAAGCTTCGGTGTTGTGTCGATAATAGCTTGGTAAATAGACAATAGAATAGTCACAAGAGCGTCTACGAGAATAGGGCCACTCTCGGATATAACTTTAGCAAAGGCACGAACACCTAGCCCGAATTGGTGCATGATAAGCGGGAACAATTCCGCCATTGTGATGACAACCCCGGCAAGTACAGCAGCACCAGCAGCGCCTGAAGCAGCTAGAGTCGCTAGACCAATTGAGAACATCAAGAGACCTGCGCCTACTGCGAGAGCCGCGAGACCGAGAATCCCGATAGCAATTGCAAGAGCATGGATAACAGGAACAACAGGAGCCAATAAATAACCAGCAACGCCTAGAACTGTAAATATACCAGCTAAGGCTAGTATTGCGATACCTAGCTGGGCAAGAGATAGTCTACTAAGAACTACTAACGGCGGAACAAGCAGATTCAAAGCTATGGCGAATATGATAATAGCAGCCGCACCACCTATGGCGCCAGTCATTGCGTTAAGCCCGACAGCAATAATAAGAAGAGACCCGCCAAGCATAATAAGAGATTTGGCCATTTCTGGGCCTGAGAAACTCCCTAGAACCTTGAGCGCCCCTGACATAATAACCAGAGCATTTGCAAGAACAAATATAGCAGCGGCAGAGGCAAGCATGTTAGGAGGCATAAAGCTGAATACAAGTCCTATAGCCGCCAATAGTGCTACTACCTTCAAACCACCTTCTAATAATGTTCCCGTATCGATCATAGAATATAGCTTAATAGCGCCAGCTAGAGCCACCATAGCAACCGACAGTAGAAGCAAAGCTCCTGCTGCGGCGAGCATACGTTTCGTACCGCCAGACGCGGCAAGTGCCTCAGTTGCTTTGACCAGAATCGCTAGGACAATCCCCATTGTGGTTATGCCCTTAGCAAGGGTTGCAATCTCCATATTTCCAAGAATCGCCAATGCAGCAGAGAAGGCAAGCAGAGCCAAACCCAAGCCAACCAAAGCTACTGTTAGGACTACGAGTTTCGCAGAACTCTTAATATCTTCTGCTGACTTCTCAAGTTTACCAAGAGCCGTAACAAGCATGATGAGCATAGCGGCTACAGCACCCAAAGATATAGCGAGACTCTTAGGATCGATCTTAGACAGAATATAGAGCGCCGCAGAGAGAAGTAGTAATGCTCCCGCAATTTGCAGGATAATCTGCGAGCGAACTTCTGCCTGCATCGTCTTCAGATTGGCCGTTACTTGCTCAAGAACTCCGGATACATTATCAAACGTTCCAGATATAGAGTCAACAAGACCACCAAGTTTCTTACTGAAATCGCGGAGCGACTTGTATAAGGCGATAAGGAAGCCTGTATTAATAAGAGCTAAGGCATCCTCAACCCCCATATCGGCCATAAAGCTCTGGAAACCTTCTTTGATCTTGGTGAAACTGTTCTTAATCGCAGCGCCAATAGGAGCAAGGAAATCACCAGAAGATTTAAGGCCCTCGACAAATCCTTGCCAGGCGTTCTTAGCTTCCTCTAGAATGCCGGGGAGACCCTCGATCGTAGCAGACGCGCGTCGAATACTCGATGTTGCCTCGTCACCACTGCCACCGAAATCAAACAGTCCTTCAATAGCAGCTTTAACCGCAAAGGCAGCTCGGCTAATGTTGTACAGAACCATCTCGATGGCGTTGCTAATAGTCTCAATGATAGGTCCGGCTGCTGCAAATCGTTCTTTAAGCGATTCCAGAAAATCTGTGGATTCGCCAGAAGCAAGAGCTCTTATAGCCTGGACCAGCTCAGATATAAACTTAATAGGCTTGGAGACAGTCTCTCCAAGTTGCTTGAAGAAATTGTTAAGCCTGCCACCTTCAACAAGAAGATTCTCAATACTTACTAAGAAATTCCCGATTTTTGCCGTGATAGCAAGGATTCCTCCACCAGCAGCGCCAGCGCCACTTGAGAGGGCTCCAAACATAGCTCCAAAGACACCAACTACACCTTTAATAACCTTTGTCACGATTGAGAAGACCGCAAATATACCTTTGAATGTGGCCTTCAAATTGTCCATCGTGGGTTGGCTAAGCTTAAGTTTAGACGTAAAATTAGCAAAAGCCTGAGTCAAAGTGAGGAGTTGTTGACCCGTCTTTGGCGGAAATATCTCACGGAAAGCTTCTTTAATAGGAAGGAGAACTGATTTCAATCCTTCAAAAGCATTCTTAAAGCCTTGAATCAGAATATCGCGTCCGCCTAGATCCTTCCAATCTTGCAGGACCTTGTTGCGAGCATCCGCAGAAGCTTTGATCATTCCACCGAATACATCATTAACCCCGGTCCAAAGCGTTCGTGCTTCTTCGAAGTCGCCAATAATGAGTTCGAATGACTTAGCCCATCCGGACCCGGCGGTCTCCTTCAACGTCCCCATAAGTTGTGTGAACGTCTTGACTTTAGTTGCGGCGTCAACAGAAGTCTCAGCCATCTTCTGAATTTCGACAATCTGCGCTTCAGTATAGCCCATAGACTTCAATTGAGCATCAGTAAGATCCCCAGTAAATTTACTTAGAGTCTCAGTGAGAATCTCTGAGCTAAGCCACCCTTTAGAAAGCGTAGCCCTGAAGCTTCCTTCTTCCTTGATCATCTTATCGACGGAGACACCATGCACGCGGGCCGTCTCGATCAAGGACTTCTGGAAAACTTCGCCACCCATTCCGGCGTTCTCAACAGAGATCCAGTCCTGGAGCTTAACCGTACCTGTGGACAGAGCCTGAGAGAGCTGGTACATAGCAGTTGAAGCTTGTTGCGCGTTCGATCCAGAAACCGCGGCAACATTCGAAATACCCTTGATAGCACCGACTGAGGTATCTAGGTCAACGCCAGCCGCCGTGAATGTACCAATATTCCTAGCCATCTCGGAAAAGTTATATATAGTCTGGTCCGAATACTCGTTTAGTTGCCCAAGAGCCGCATTGACTTGTTCTAGATTAGTGCCCTTTGACGACGTATTCGCTAGAATAGTCTGAATCGAGTTAAGGTTTGTCTCGTATTCTGCGAAACCAGCTTTGACCGGGTCAAGCATACCCGAAGCGATACTTTGACCTGCTGATATAGCCTTGTTTGTTAGCGTAGACAAGGCGGTAACAGCAACTGTTGCCATGGCGGCAAACCCGGCGGATACTCTTGTGATACCACCTTCAAGAGGCCCGAAATTAACTTTATTAATTGCACCTTGAACATCCGTAAGACCTTTAGATGCGCCTTGGAAAGTCATTTTCTCTTTGAGTTTATCAAGCGTACCCATAGTCTTACCGGCTTCTTGCTCAAACTGCCGGTTGTCAAATTTCATTGTTACGATTCGACTGTCGACACTAGCCATTACTTAGTCACCTCCTTCCACGCCTCATTAACGATTCGATCAAATATAGGTCTTAGAGCCGGGTTGATGTAATCTCGTCCCTGAACATAACCACCAGTGCCAGTTCCATGACCATATTGGAGAAGAATAGCAATAGGGCGACCGTTAACCACATTAGTATTACTCCAAATGATTGCGTATGTTGATGGCGTTGCTTCCAGCTCGTACGTCCATGACGATGCGGTTTCACCAGTATCTTCCGGAGTAGCGGAAGACAATGCGCGCACACCTTCTTGACCATATCGACCGAGAGTTCGGAAAATCTCGCCAGACGCCATACGTTTAAGGAATTGTTCGGTCCTTTCAGTACTTCCAGAAGCGTCCATGGTAATCATTACACAACCTCCAAAGTATAAAGCCCAGCAACCGTGGTTGCTACTAATCTTGTCGAAGGAAGCGCATAGAAGATCCCAGGATACCTAATCTCAGTCAAATCCCCCTGACCATCAACCAAGTCTGCAATCCCAGTAACGGAATCAGGAACAATAAGTTTTGGATCCCAATACAGAACCAAGCCTAAAAGTTGGCCAAGCGTAGGAAGTCGGGGATTGGTATCATCTGTCCCATATAGAATCTCTTCTAGTCCAGCTAGCAGATCCTCCCTAATTTGGGTAGAATCTAAAATTATATGAGCAGTTGGCCGATGCTTGTAAGCTGATGTTTCCGGAACTCCTGAAATTAGCCAGGTGAAATCAATGGGCTCAGGAGATTCACTCCCATTTTGATAGGTTACTGGATCTTCTGTGGCGGTTAGATTGTAAAGAAGATGTATCTTATACCCGTGATCTACACCTTCTAATTCGCTACCGATTACCGTGCGATAGGACAACCCGAACTGCTTGGCATTCTGATCGTCGGCGAATAGACCGTCTCCCAACTCGCTGATGCCTTCGAATCCAAGAAATTCATCGGGATAGGTATACGCCGTAAGCTGAGCTGTGTAATCGCCAATGTTGTAACTATCAAGATACTTTACACCATCGAAGTAATGCGGATTAGAACCTTCGCCAGCAAAGTTCTCCTCTACAGACGTAAGACCATTCCATGCTACCCCATTGCTATACTCGCCTTCTTGATCTGGAAGGTATAGAACACCTCGATCAATGCCAGTCTCGTAAAGCCTTTCGTCGATCTTGTCCCATTGGAGTTTGGCCATGATGGCTCCTTACGTATCGTCTACCACCGTAAGGCCACTCCCGGCGAAGAGATGGTTTGCCTGGCTAGACCCTACGAACGAAGCCCCAGAAGGATCGTGGCCGAATCCATGCTGGACCTGGCACTTGATTACCTCGGCGTCCGTTAGCGTGAAATACCCACCAGTCAGAGGAAGCGTGGCGCCTCCTGAGAGAGGATGCTTGTTCAGAGCGTCCTGAAGATACCATACTGAATCAGAATCCTCCTGCCCGTACTTCAACTTCGACAAGTAAACAGTCTTGGTAGTAGGAGTTGGATACTCTGGACTAGATTCACCAACCCAACCGTGGTCGAGCACTACCTGAGGATTGGAGTGAACGTTGCAGTTCCAGGCGTTCTTCACATTCGGATGGTACTCCATGTGCAGATGTGGGCCTGTGGAATTCCCTTCGTTACCCACCTCAGCGATGAAATCTCCAATGTCGATGTAAGTTCCGTCCGCCAGACGAGTCCTTGTATGAGCGAAGAAGACCTCGCCTTGCCCGAAAGGCTCATGCGGATCGGGAGAGATGGCGAACTGGTGCGAGCCGAATGCAGAGCCGTAAGAACGATGACGGATCTGGCCCTTGATCGGAGCGAGAATCCTTGTGCCGGACGCGCAAGCGAAATCTACGCCGGTATGAACCCCTTGGCCGCTACTATCCTCGCCACAGGACCAACTGCCACCGCGCTTGCCATATGGAGTAGAGATCCCTACTCCTGGAATCGGATAAGCCATTTATTCCTCCTAATTGAAAACTCTGAGCAGCACAACTGGGGTTGGAGTTAGGTTCCAGTGCTTTTCGCACAAATATAAGTGTCTAGATGAATCGTAGTTCGATGCGAAGAGGCCGGTCGCGGGCCGACGACACCAGCGGCAAGTTTCTAATCCGGTCGTGTGCCCCATCGTTCCTCCAAGACTCGACCGTTATGGAGCATAAGCATCTTGTAGGCGCGCTCTACCTCTGCGTTAGTAGCAGAAACATCAGCCAGAGTGTGTCGTAGACGACTAATACTGTCCATTACAGACTGAGTTTGCCGAATATAACCAAACAGAAGTACCATTTGGATAATGAGAAACGAGCCTAAAACCGTTCCAAATATCCACCAATCATTACTTTCCATCCGGGTCCTTTCTTTTAACCGATTCGATCCAGATACCAACCCCAGCGCCAGCCGTGCCGCTAGCTAGAACCCATAGCATCTGAGCCCAACCAGCTTCTCCTGCTGAATATAGAGAACCCCCTGCGATGACCAGAAGAAATGTCAGAAATATCAGCATGGGGCCAGTCATAACTAGCCTCCTGTAATTACTGGCTGCACCCAGGATCGAATATCCCCATCTGAGATTACTGCGGGGTCGTTGCCCCATTCGAGGACGCCATCCGTGATAGCGGTGGACACCTTTCCAACCCATCCGGGGGCCATTGCGTATCCCCACGAATGCTCTTCTGCCCAGACTTCCGGATCGCCGATAACCACGGTTGCTGCGGTTGCCTCTTGCTGAGCACAAGCCGCAACTCGTTTACGAAGATTCGGGTCCTGTTGGATCATGCTTCCAACATGGTACTCACTCAATGCCATAATTATCTCCTAATTGAAAAGGATCTTTGGGGTATTGCCTTCTGCCTTCCATTGAAGGTACTGCTGGTAGTCGCTGTTGCCGGGATCGTTAGGCACCCAGTAGTCCTGGAAGCCGCCTTCCGGATTCGGAACCCTGATCTGGAGGATCGAGCCGTCGGGCTTGACGCCGACCTGCCACGGGGTGTGCTTGTACGAGGGGACCATGTGTTTACCTCCTTAGAGTTCTGCTGAGAAGTCGATGTAGGCGTTCCCTAAGTCATATACCTCAAAAGATTTCTGTAAAACAACGCCTGCTGCTGAAGAACAGTCGAATATGGCATAGACGCTATCCGCCATCGCCTGCTGCTGGGCTAGTCCGGTGACAGACCAAACAGAAACTCCGTCATAAATACCAAAAGAACCAGGATCTGCCCCTGTCATGGTCCCTTTGACGCGCATACGCTGAGCGAGGGGCAGTGCAACAGCCGCTCGTGCCGGGGTTGCGATCCAATATCCTTGGGCAAAACGAGCAGACGCCTCCCAAGGCATATGCGGATTGTTAGCCCCGATCCTCTGGAAATACCTCTGGCACCAGGCCAACTGCTGCTGCACCGGGAGGCGTTCGAACGGGGTTGCGACCGGGCCCTCTTCGAGCTGGACGTCGGTGATGTAGAAGGTTCCGTTCTGGATCGGAACCCCGAAGCGACCTGACAGCCAGAAAGACATCGCAAGATTGGAGCCCGCCCCAGCAGTCTTACCGGCTATCGACGGTACAACTCCTGTCAACGTGTATTTCGTCAATGTCGTGCTCAGTGTGACAACACCCAGCGATGCCTCTACAAAAGGAGAGCCACTAGCCCCAAAGTTCTGGCGGAACACGACGTTCATCGTCGGTGTTCCCGTACTTGCTTTCGCCCAGAAACTAAGCGTGGCCGTCTTACCTGCCAGCGTCTCCACACCCTCTATAGCAGTTCCGATACTACTGTCATCGCCTGCTATTTGACCCGTTATGGTTGTGGCGAGGAGAAAACCAGCTACTCCAGGAACACTGGCGATCCGGGAGACTGAGGATTTGATCCCTCCCAGAATCCAACCATCCACCGTGTAACCACCGTCAACCGTATGCGGCCCGTCCCCCCGCTGCGCGATCTGCATGTCCCCGTTGCGTATGACGTTGCGGAAGCCGGTGGGGCCAGTTGGCTGAGAAGCCTTAGTTACGTAGTTATTGAGCTCGGCAGCCTCAGCAATCGGGTGCCAAATCGCGGTCTCGAGATTATAGCGCTCGATTTTGTCGGTAGTGGTGTTGACAATAACGCGTCCGTCCCAGAGCTCTGTTGGGAGCAAAGAATTTCGAATTGGCTCGGTCATTGGATTTATTTGGCTTCGTAATTCAGGTGACACAGCGAGACGCTGGCGAATAAGAGGCGCAAAATCATAAGTATCATCTACTGCTGGATAGAAATCATACGGCATTACTACTCCAATCTGTAAAGACCATCAATAGGCATGGACTTTAAACGGGTGCTTTGAAGGGCACGATTAATTCCTGAAATCTGGGTGGTATATAAATCTCCCACCCCAGGAGTCAGATCTGCAAGGCCAGTTAGACTTTGCGGTATAATGAGCAGAGGCGCCCATTTCTGAATCAAGTCCAACAATTCACCTATTAACGGAAGTCTTGCTGTCGTATCGTTCGTCCCATAGATAATCTTCTCAAGTTCTATTAGAATATCAGGATTAAGCTTAGACGAATCAAGAATATAATGAGCAGTAGGACGGTAGTTATAGCCAATTGTTGGAGTGGCATCAATCTGGTAAGTGAATGGTTCTGCCGTTGATGAATCATTGATTGTTGGGTAACTCTTTCCAGAAGACGTAGCGAGAATATTGTAAACCAGATGAATCTTGTATCCTAGATTATCCCCGATAAACGTCCGATAGGACAACCCAAATCGAATATGGGGCTGTCTTGTTAGTATCACACCTGGCGTAATCGGGGCCTCGCCGAGAGCCATAGATAGCTGTCTCGGTATTGAGTAAGCTGAGATAGTGGCCTGGTAATTTCGAGGTTCAACAGTGTCCAAATACTTAACACCATCGAAATGATAAGATGACGAATCTCCTCCAACAGAGGACTCATCAACGTTAACTAGACCATTCCACACGACCCCATTATCATACACATCCGGCTGGACTGGAGAGTAGAAGACACCTCGGTCAACGCCATACTCAATTCGCTTCTGACCTTCTTGATGCCAGATTAGCTTTGCCATTTCAGAGCTCCTTCTCTATCCTTTAGTCCCAAGCTGCGCCCTTCGTTGTGCATTCAGTTCTCTATTCTTAACAGCAATATCGCGCTTGCTCATCTTCTTCTGTGGCGAATTCTTCACATTGAAGACCTTGATCAGCGTGAATAAACGATTAAGGTGCCAATACTGGCATTCGAATGGTATGTTGAATGAAATCATCCAGTAATAGATAAGCTCAGCAGTGATGGTCTCATTACTCTTCGCTGCTGACTTGTCATTGAACCATGTCGCAGTCATCTTCGCGTCTATGTATTTGTTAATTTCATCGAAATTCTCTTGCGAAAGCCGATAAATACTCTCTTTGGGAACGTTCGGTGTGAGAAGCATAGCCTCAACATAAGCCATGACTTCTTCAGTAGACTTTTTATCTGGCCCCAAGAATGGGGCCTCGAAAATTGACTCCCATTTTGACAGGGAAACTAGAGAGTGCTCCAGCTCCAGAGTGAATCCTTCTGCATGAGTAAACTCTTGACGGCCTTCATCATACAATTCGATTCCCGGAACAACGATCTTGAGCACTCTCTAGTCTCCTGCCTATGTTAATTACGGGGTTGCAAACATTGTGATGACGGCATCCGGAGATGGCAGTTGCGGCTCGCCAACCGTATCGCCATACAGAAGCAATTCCAATGCAGCAAGCTTAGTCACATCAGCCTTAGTCGAATCAATCGTCAGAATCGAGGTCGGCTTATACCCAGTAACTGGGCTAGGGGTTGTACTGATCTCCCAGCTAAAGGTGATCGCTTCCGGCGAGTCGTTTACCGTGGCGTAAGCCCTCTCTGACGGAGCAGCCGTTGCTCCATAAACCAGATGCAGCATATACCCGAGCTCCGGGTCGAGATCGTTTCCAATCTTGGTCCGGTAACTCAATCCGAAGGTCTTCCGGTTCTGCTGTCCTACAGCCAAACCTGGCTCAGGCATCGCAGTACCATCGCATTGCCCAAATTCTTCGGGGTAAGTAAATGCCTCGATCGTGCCACCGAACTCTTCGGCTGAAATGAGGTTCAGATACTTGATGTTATCGGCGTAGAGGGCCGTAGGCTCAGCGCCAGAAGGTGACTCCGTAACTGCTGTCAGGCCATTCCATGCGAAACCTGTATTGTAAGCGCCACTAGCATCCGGGATGTAGAGAACGCCGTGATCAACACCAGTCTCGTAAAGCCGTTCGCCGACTTGGTCCCACGTAAGAGCTGCCATTATTCTTCCTTTCTAAAAGAAGAGAGTAAACACATCATGATTGAGATTATCTGCCGTATAAAAACGATCATATCGGCATAGAGGCAAGCCAGCTATTTGCAACGGTGTTGCACTATCTGGATTCCGGTCAATAACTGTGACTTGGTATCGTTGCGTATATCGATATGGCGAATTATCAGCATGTTTTATATCAGCTGAGTCTCGCTTATAGACTATGCAAGGGTATACCATCTGGACGTTATTAGGTGGCTGAAAATACACATTAGGCAAACCAAGAATCGACTCCAGAAGCCCTTGGAGCTCCAAACGTAGGGCCATTGTAAACACCTCCCAGCCTCAGAGTGAGACGGGGACTCTGCACTTCGACGTCGCTAACCGTCCACAAAGTCCCCGCCCATCTGATATAACGAATGGCAAAGAAATGTTCGTTCGCATATGCATCAGCCACAATACTGATAGAGTTTCCGACCGTAAGGTCGTTATTGAGATTCTCTCCTTCCTGGAGCCGACGAGTATTCCGAATAACATCACCGTGATAGAACTTCTCGATGAGATCATCTTCCCAAACGCCAGGAGATACCTCTACACTCTCACCATATCCGATCTCTCCATAAAACTTTGCCATGGGTACCCCTTACACAGGACGACGCGCAAGAACCTGAGCAGACTTGTACTTGGTGAGCGCCCCGGAAAGCCGGGTCTCAATCAGGTACTTGTACTGGTTGTAATCGATGTCGAAATCGTCGAACATCGCAACAGAGCCGCCCTTATCCGAGCCAATCGTGTAATCCGAAAGATTGACAAAGACAGCCAGAAGCTCACACTCGACAAGACCAGTTGCGACATCAAGAACCGTGACATCTTCCATGACTGGAACTGTAACAATCTTCGAGACGCGAAGCGCTGCGGCAAGTTCAGCCTCTGTTGCGTAAAGCCGACGGCCCAGAGTATCCTTTAGAACAAGGAACTCGGTGAGGAACCGCTCGGTGCAGTACATTGCCGGGTTTCCAGAACCCCGATAGAACTCACGCTGAAGAACGATGGTATCAATGAGGTCATCGCCAACAACATCATTATCGACCAATGTCTGATGCGAGTAGAACTCATCATCGGAAGCAATTGGACGAACGAATGTCTCCTTGATCTTGTCAGGATCGGCAACATCTCGACCGTCGCCAACAAGAACTGCACGAGCAATTTCCTCGTCAAGCATGACCCGCATTTCGGCCTTAAGCCAAGCTACAACATCCAGATCCGTGATATCGATAATATCATCACGGTCCAGTTTCTGCTTCTTGTAGATGGTCTGAGGCGTAGTAATACGCTCGGTGAGTGCGAAGAACTCTTCCTTCTTCAGAGTTGCCTTCACATATCCCTTGGCCCGAGCCGTATCCAGCGTGATATCGGCCGACTGCGACTTGATCCGTGAGAATGGCGAGTGACGAGTCCCATTAAGTACGCCAGACACCCACTCCATTCGCCTTGCAACGAACTCGGGCGAATTGGTGATCGTTTGAGCATCGGGGAAGAGAAGATCAATGTTCTCGATACCATAGGTCACAGCATGTTGGAGGAACGACGCCTTGAAAGAGCCGAGTCGCTTGGCATCCTCAACGATGGTCTGGAGTTGATCGTGCGTAAGAGTAGGACGGGCCATTGGAGCGGAACCACCATTCTGATCAAAGACGTTACGGGTCATTTCAGTACCTTCCTGATGTGTAAGGACATTCTCATCGCTGTCGGATTGTGCGGCTGTACCTTCTTTACCCGCTTCCAAAGCAGCACCTACCATAAAGTTCATAACTTGCTTCTGCTCTTCTGTCATAGAATCAATGACATCTTGAACTGTCATCTCATCGTCAGCATGTTCGAGTTGTTCCTCGTCTTCCTCCTGATGCTCCAGAGTAAGACCTGTATAGATTACTGCCTCGTCATCAAGAAATTCTACATCGCCATCAGAATGAGCAACACTGACATTATCAATCACCGCCCCTGGGTTGGCGCCAGAGAGAACAAGGCTCACCTCACGGATTGCCCCATGAAACACAGACTTGTTCTTTTCGATAAGCTGATTAGCATAGATAGACATAAAGGTAATGTCCTTATGCTGAACCAAGGTCTTAGAATTCTGTCCCGCGGACGTGCTGTTGAAGAACCCGTAAGCATAAACACCATCTTCTCGGTGCTCCAGCACAGCATGTCCTAGAACGTTTTCCGGAGCGGTATGACCGTGTTGCCACACAAGTGGAACCGTCGTCCCATCCATATGCTTGAAAGCGTCAGGCATAATGGTTCGACCATCTGAGCACTTGAGACCAACCTTTGTGGCATAGCCGCTGAAATCTGCTTCCATTTTGATTGACTCCTTTCTGGTTAATTGCTACTCGGCAAAGCCGCTTGGTTGTTTGGATTAGATGAACCATTCTTACCTGGCGGAATCAAGACTTTCTGTGTTGCTGGTTGGTTGATTCCTAGATCCTTAACCGGCATGTTGCTATTCTGAAGCTTGTCAGCCCGAGGATCTTTGTTCGGGGCGAACCCAATAATCTGACGGATCTCATTCGCAGTAAGAATCTCATTACGAGTGAACTTGTCAGCGATGTCGGCAACGTTGTTAATCGGAACCAACGCGAATGGGTCCTTCTGGTAGATGATAGACTGATTCTGAGACCGAGCTGTCTTAGTTAGGAACTTACGTTTGAATTCTCCTGTAATAGCAGTTAGAACAGGATAGACCGTTCGGTTGTTGTAGTTCAACATGGCCTGCTCATCTGCCGTACCGTTCATTACCTCCTCCGTTAGCCCCAACTGACTGTAAAGAAGCTTCGTAAGATACTCGATCTGTTCCAACAAGGTATTCTCGGCCGGTCGGTTTAGCTGAGTAATCTTCTCAGTACCATCCGTGTAAGCGATTCCATACTTGCTACCCTTAAGTTGGAACTCGATGTCCTGGCGTCTCTGTTCGGCCTGTTGTTTCCGAGCTTCAGATTTAATTACGTAAGGCAACTGAATAATCAGATCAAGTTTACCAGAACTCGCTGCCTCGTCAAGCGAATCAAGCATGTTGAGCTTCCGAATGATTCGTTGCAACGTTGAGTTAGGCTCGTTCATAACGGTGTACAGAGGATTCTCAATGATGGCAGTCATCTGCTTCTCAAGAGTAACTTCCTCTCGAATACCAGAAATCTCATTATAGAGATCTACACGAACATGCCTAGGATACCATTGCACGATCCTACCGACACGAAGCGTCTTGATGTCGTAACTTCCAGAAACTGTCGGATCGAGCGTCGTGTCCACAGGAACGACTGCAATGACTCCTTGATCAAACATGGATTGAGCCACATCTTGCCTAAAAGCTCGCGCATCTTGGTCGATGTTTGCGCCTACCGTGAGACACTCATTCAATCCGCTATCAATAGATTCCAAATATCGATCTTGATCATCCATACGAACGTGCAACATCGCTATCGAGGCCACATCAATGCTAAGCCGATTGAAGATCGAGGCGATGATTGTTCGTTCATTAGCCAGATACATCCGGGTTCGGTCAGGACGAGTACCGTAACTGGTACCTAGATCGTACTTGAACGAATCGTATTGTTTATTATCTGTAAACGCGTTCCACGCATGTCTAAGTCTTGCGCCAAACTTCACTATATGTCACCTCCTTCGAATAACCTCTAATGCAGTGCCGGGCAAATCTGAGACGCGAGTAGAACCGTATGTCTTTATCGTTGCAGACGCATACTTCTGTCCTTCCTTAAGCAGGCCTCCTTCGGAAACAGTCTCCCATTTGCTCTTGGCGCCTGTTTGCTGGAAACGATCCCACATGTTCTTAGCTTGCCCAGCGTATTTCGATCCAGATGTCTTGAAACTAGGCAAGGAACGAACAGGAACATTAGCGTGTTTCGCAGTAAGCGAAGCTACGACTGCTGCCCCAATAGCTAACGTAGCAACGCCAGCAACAACCGCGCCACCTTTTGCAGCCTTTCGTGCTATCCCGCCGCTTCTTGAGACGGCCATTCCCCCAGAACCGACTTCTCGATATAGCGGGTTGGTATCGGAAGGTGGAGCGTTCGCCGAATTGTCAGATTGTTTCCGCTTACCCCATCGCATTCCTTTAACGCCGAAATGCTCCAAAGATTCGTCATCAAGCATATGGACTCCTATTAAAGATCACGCCTCTAGTTCATACTCAGGCTGATAACTTTCCAGATCCCGTACTCGAACCCCTCCGGAAACACCTAAAATATTGCGAATCGCAGCACCACCAATAATCAATGCCGCT